GGAAGTTCGATATCCTTATTGTAAAACTGCGCATCTTCTGGGAGAATATTGTTGATCGCTGTCCCACCATAACATACAAGTTTCTTATCTGCGATGAATTTCTCCACGATGGAGATGATTTCTTGTACTTTGGGGTCTTTAATAACAGCGGCACCTTTCCGCTTTTCAACTAAATCGACGGCTTCGCGCAGGATTTCGAGTTCTTTTTCTTCAAAGGACATTTTTTTATCGGTTTTGTCATCATCACGAGCACCGCCGCGTAGTAATAAATCCGACATTATATTCTACTACATTATCATTAGAATATAATTCAGCGTAGCGGCGTAGCGGCGTAGCGTAGCATCCGCGGCAGGGATACAAAAGAGACGCCCGCGAATGATTAAAGCGTAATCTTGACACCGCCTGCGGCTTCTGCTGGTCGCGCCTCCATCGATGCCTTCGGGTTCGGCGGTGCTGGTGGCGCAATCGTAATTGGAACATATCGTAATTCCTCCGGTTTCAAGATAAACGCATACCCCACCGACGCAAACTTGTCTTCATATGCTTTGAGCTTTTCATCACGAGCCTCTTCTTGAAAACACATCGTCGCGATTTGACATCCCCATGTAAATGGGCCGTTGTGTCCATCGTTGAACGGACGACCACCCTTATCCGGAACTACCAGACACATATTTTTCTTATTCGCATCTTTGAACGCTTGTGGATCGCCGACATTTTTCACACCAAAATAGGTATACTTCGAGAGAAATAATGAATTCGAACTCATATTTATCAATTCAAACAGTTTTGTGTTTCGATACGTCGGATTGGTTCCATCTACCATGAGTATAATTTTGCCCTTGAAATCAAGCAAATTTTCGTTTCCTAAATCCTTTGTCTGGTATTCACGACCATATTTCGGACCCAATAAATTCCGAGCAACAGTCTTGCTTTGAGAAATTATTTTAGCGAGGTTGTCATACATCGTCACATTACGAGACATGATACGCATATGAATAATAAATGGGTCACCTGGATTCGGGCATTTTGCTCCAGAAAAAACGTAGCTTCCTAAGACTTCAAAGGCCTCACTAACCGGGATATGATTGTATGTTTCTTTATAATTATAGGAATTCACCGATGAAGACGCGATCACCGGCTGATTATCAACTGAAAAGACCTCGAAGTCGATAAAGCGACAACCGCGTGCGATCACGTAAAGAAGCGCATCCATACTTACAGTAGAGTTCTTGAATTTGTCTGGGTTGAACGCGTTGTATGCGGCTTTGATATAATAATCCCGTAACTTGAACTTACTTTGATTGTCTTCCGGATTTATCGATATAATATTTTTTTCGATGGATGCCTTCGTATTTTCATCCGGATTTTCGAGGCCTTCTTTTATCGCGTTGATTGGTTTATCAGTGGTAGATGCGTTGACTTGTGGCAGGGGAGATGCCATTTTCGTGTTGAACGTATCCATATTGGTTGCCGCTTTTTTTCGCTGATGGACCGTCATATCTCCCTCGGGTGTGTCAACAGTAAAATTCTCTGTGGATAATATCGGCGTTTGGGGCGTTTTGAGTAAATTCGCGATTTTTTTCATGAGATGATCATCATCAACGCCGAACCCTTCGCGATATGGCGCGGCCGATGATGCTACCCCTTTTTTTCCAAGAGCTTTCGTTTCATAGCATCTAGTTTTAATCATTTCTGATATATTCCATGTTGCGAAAACGATAATAATAATACCTATGAATACGAATTCTACTTGATTTTCTTTCATTCCTCTTTACTATATATAATAAAATATTAGAATAAGATTTTTATATAAAGTTATTATAACATAACAAAATAACATACTAAATGACTGGTGGTTTATTGAATTTGGTAGCTACCGGCAATCAAAATGTTATTCTCAACGGTAACCCCAAAAAGTCGTTTTTTAAAAGCACATACCTTAAATATACGAATTTCGGTCTTCAAAAGTTTAGAGTTGATTTCGATGGTCAGAAGAAGTTACGTATGACCGAAGAGTCCAAATTCACGTTTTATATACCCAGATATGCGGAATTATTGATGGACACGTATATATGTGTAACGCTGCCGTCGATTTGGAGTCCGATTCATCCTCCTGCTCGAGTGGAAGATATGTGGGCACCATATGAGTTTCGTTGGATCGAAAATATAGGCACACAGATGGTGAAGGAGATCGTGATTTCAGTTGGCGGGATGACCCTCCAGCGTTTCACCGGCAATAATCTGATGGCGATATTAGAACGCGACCTTGACGCAACAAAGCGGGAGTTATACAATCAAATGACTGGTCATGTTCCAGAATTATATAATCCAGGTTGTTCTGGCGCGCGACTGAATCAATACCCGAACGCCTATCGCACGTCGAATGTCGCTGGTGCAGAACCGTCGATTCGTGGGCGTAAAATATACATCCCGATTAACGCATGGTTCACGCTCTCATCGAAAATGGCGTTTCCGCTTGTTTGCCTCCAATATAATCAACTCCAGATTGATGTTACGCTGCGACCGGTGAAGGAGTTGTTCACGATTCGTGATGTAGGTGATCCAGAGAATTTCTGGCCGGTTATTCAACCCGATTTTACGAATCCACTTCATCAGATGTGGCGATTTCTATACCCACCGCCAAGTATCGATTTATCGCTGAATTCGTATCCGAGTATTCGCACCGACTGGAATGCGGATGTTCATTTGATGGCGACGTATTGCTTTCTCTCCGATGAAGAATCGAAAGTGTTTGCCGCAAATCAGCAGAAATATTTGATCAAGTCGTATTATGATTGGGTCTTCAACGATGTAACTGGGAATAAGAAAATCAAGATCGAAAATTCGATGGGGATGGTGGCATCATGGACGATGTTTTTTCAACGCAGCGACGTGAATCTCCGGAATGAATGGAGCAATTATACCAACTGGCCGTATAACTACCTCCCGTATGATATTATTCCCGCACCCATCGACGATGACTGGCGTCCTGCGGCATTTACTGAAGACATCCGCAAAACAACTGATCTGCTTACAAATCTGAATCCGGCTTACCCTCATGACCGCTACTTCTTCGATAAGAATGGACCAAAAAACGGGATCGGACCAGGCATTAATCCACGCGATAAACGCATGACCGGACTTCATATTACCGGCGATTTTCAATCCGAAAATGAACGCGATATTTTACAGATGTTGGGAATTTCGTTGAACGGCAAATACCGAGAGAATTTACTTGACGCGGGGGTCTATAACTATGTTGAGAAATATACACGCACCCGCGGAAGCGCAAAACCGGGTATCTACTGCTACAATTTCTGTCTGAATTCGGACCCGTTTGATCTACAACCAAGCGGCGCAATCAATATGAGCAAATTCAATCAGATCGAACTCGAAATGACGACGATTTATCCCCCGTTGGACTCTGCCGCCGAAGTGAAGGTGATTTGTAATCCGAACACGCGAGAGATTATCGGAATGAATAAGCCGAATGTGAATATTTACTTGTATAATTATGACCTACATATACTCGAAGAGCGGTATAATGTTCTTACATTTGTATCAGGAAATTGCGGTCTAATGTATGCTCGATGATTTTGATGTTTCAACCACGTTATAATAATCTATGGTATATATAACTTACCAAAAAATGGCGGACGACGAAGAAGAACAACGACCCGATGACGTCGAAGATGATAATGAAGCAGACGACGGTGAAGAAGGAACGTTTAGCAAACTAGGAGGGATGTTCGGTGGAGTCGGCGGCGACGGTGACGGCGATAAAAAAAAAGATGAAGGGGCAACAACGGCGACTGGAACGGCGAAAGCGAAACCGAAATCGATCTTTGATCTCGAAGCACTGAAAGAATTCGGGCTGAGTGTCTTAACGCTATTTATTGAAACGGTGATCATTTCGGTGATATGTGTGAATATCATGTTTTTTGCTGCACCGGAAAGTATCAAAAATAATAACCTTAACTTGAATAAACTATTTCCGACCGACCGCCACGAATGGCCATATTGTTATACGAGTGAATACACGAGTTGCGGTGCCGACTGTGATGACAAGTTTGGAGGGATTGCGGATGATCCAAAGATCGAAACACCTAAAAAAATATACTTGAAAGCCGCGATTCTTCTTGATACCTACGTCTTTAAATGGTTCTGTTTAACAGAAGAAGATTTAAATCTGGTGAATGACAGTGTCGAAGAGGGAGTAACAAAAGTAAATCTTTTGAATTGGGCATTTATTAAAGCCCGCTTTAAGCAATGGATCAATAACGCATTCATATTTTCATTTTCATCCGACCGCGCGATGTTGTCCTATATCTTTGAACAAATCACACGTATTTCAAATGCTATTCCTGTTGAATTATACGACGCTATATCACCATTAATCATTATTCTTATTCCGTTTGTATTTTTACTAATTGTCGGTTTTATGTTGATGGGTGGACCATTTTTCACTACGGTGATCGGTATGATTCTGAATCCGACCGATCATCGTAAAGAATTTATCGGCGGTTCATTATGGTCTATATTTACAGGTTTTGGTCTAGGTATAATTCCGGTGATTTCGTATTTTGTTCAATTGATTCAGTTCATCGGAACTTTATTTATTTACCCTCTTCTTCATTGGGATCAGTATCGCGAATTATACGCTCGGTATGTTCCTATTATATTCTTCTTCTTTAACCTCACCTTAATGTATTACGCTTTTGAGTATTTAGATATTAATGTTGCGGCGATTGTGATTCTAATGTTACTTGTCTTGTATCTTACACATTATTGGCAAGGAATCATGGATTTTATTAACTCGATTAAGAATTGGAGTGGATAGCAGCAAAATGAATAAACAACATAAATAATATCGTATAAGAACTATTATATCCAAATTTATACGATATGGGTGGAAAGAATAAAGCATCGGCAGCTGCCGGAGTAGCAACGGCGACGGCGAAGGCGACGGCATCCGGTATCGAAAAATCAAGCCCAGAATATTTTAAAAAGTATCCGTTTGTGAGTGTATGTACACCTACATTTAATCGCCGGCCGTTTATTCAGGCTATGATTCGTTGTTTTAATGAACAAGACTATCCACAAGATCGCATGGAATGGATTATTATTGATGACGGAACCGACCCAATTGAAGACCTCGTAGCATCACATCCTCGAGTTAAGTATTTTAAATACGATACAAAAATGACGTTGGGGCGAAAGCGTAATTTGCTTCACGAGAAATCCCGTGGCGAAATACTGGTCTATATGGATGATGATGATTATTATCCTCCAAAACGCGTCTCTCACGCAGTTGAAATGTTGGTATCTCATCCTGAGGCATTATGTGCTGGGTCGAGCGAGATTTACATTTATTTCAAACATATTAAACAAATGAAGCGGTTTGGACCGTATGGACCCAATCATGCTACCGCAGGAACATTCGCATTTAAGCGAAAGCTGTTAAAGAATAACCGGTATAATGATGACGCATGTTTGGCGGAAGAACGCGCATTCTTGAAAGATTACACGGTTCCATTCGTTCAACTTGATCCGATGAAAGTGATTCTCGTATTTTCGCATGAACATAATACATTTGATAAACGTAAGCTCCTTGTAAATGCGAATCCGGATGTGGTGAGAGATTCACCGAAGAAGGTGATGGATTTCATCAAAGATAACGAACTTCGTCGGTTTTATATGAATGAATTAGAAGGTTTATTGGCGAATTATGAACCCGGTCGACCTGAAATGAAACCGGACGTAATCGCACAAACTTTACAGCTTGAGAAAGAACGCGCGAAGATGGCGCAAGATGCGGCGGCGGCCGGAGGGGGCGGTAATATCGTGTTACAACAAGATGGTCAACCACCGGTTACGTTGAATAACAAACAGATTGTCGATATTCTTCAAGCATTACAAAACGATGTTGCGTCACGTGATCAAGAAATAGCACGATTGAATCGTGAGTATCATATGCTTCATGAAAAATATCAAGCATTACAAAAAGCACATGCGGCAGCGGAGGCAGCGGCAGCGGAGGCAGCGGCAGCGGAGGCAGCGGCAGCCACGAATACCACTGATCATATCCCTGAAACTATCTACGTATAATACTATTATTCAATATCATAATTGACTGTGAATTATTATGATATTGTGCGGTGATATTAAGCCTTCACGATTTCAACCGAGTTAATCTTTAAACAAAGAAGATTATTCTTAGATTCGTGAATTACAAATTCGTGTCCTTTATTGTATTCTTCAAATTTAGCTGTAAGAATGTTCTCGATTTCACTTACAGGAAGTTCATCATCCTTTGTTTTATATTTATTACGTGCGTCGTCGTATGTATCATCGTTGTTAGACTTTGATTTTGACTTCGATTTCGTCGATTTATGTTTGGTTTCTACTTTCTCAGACGGAAGGTATTCCCATTCACCAACAGCCTCAATCGTTTGATTGTTTGTTATATAAACGATGGAGTCGGAATTAAATACAAGCGCCGATCCGGGGGCGTGGTCATAATTATCAAGATCGATTTCGGTAATCAAATCAAATTCGTCGAGAAAATCAGTCTTTCGCAGATAACTGCGGATGTAGTTTATGATTTCAGGAGTTATCTTTACAGTATATATTTTGTTTTCAGTCTCACTTCCGCTGTCGCTTCCGCTGTCGCTTTCACTTCCGCTTCCGCTTTCACTTCCGCTTCCGCTTTCACTTCCGCTTCCGCTTTCGCTGTCATTCGCGCGATCGTGTTTTTCTTTTTTGTCTTTTACAGTTCCAGGAGGATTGACCGAAATACACTCTACTTCTGTATCTAAAATTAAACGGTATTTCGAATCAAATGAAATAGACGCACCCATGAATGATAATTATCTCTAAATACTATTTATATCTTTTACATATTATTCAAACGCATAAATTCTGATCCGATCGTTCATTCTAGTAAGACAGAATCATATTGACTATCAAGATCACCGCCATATATGTTATCTTCGTTATCTACGACTACTACAGATTTTTCCATATATTTGTCTAAATACCGATAAATACGATTCACGTCCAATTTCGTGATTTCATACATTTCTAAAATGCGCGGAATATCCTCTTCAGCATACTGTTTTTTTAGTGTCATGAAAAATGTGAATAAATCGTTTTGGTCCATCGACAGTTGAATACATAAATTTTGTATGAAAAGCTGGTTATTGTATTCGGTGCTGTATTTTGTTAAAACCTTCGTAAATCGCACTTCGGTCGGATGAAACCGTGCTTTTTTGGGGAATGATTTGTGAAACAAATGATGATTGTAGAATGTTTTGATAAGGGACGACAGCTCATTAAATAACCAAATCTGATTTTGAAATGTGATACGGTCAAAATAATCCGCTTGACATATGTTATCTAAGACGATTTTATAAAAAGGCGCGGACACATGTATCGGCATCTTTTCAAATAAATCGATGATATTTTCATGCCAAAGAAGACCGATTGTGGTGCGGTCTGTTTCGTTGATTAGAACATTATGATCCGAAATCGGGTATTCTGTATTCATCAACTTTTCGGTTATTTTTTTGATATCTTCGTTATAGGTCTTGGGCTGAAATATCGCGTGAAGAATATTATTCGCAAGTATCGTGTTTGATTTTTTACTCATTTCTATTACAGCATTTAGCTTACGAAGATTACCTTGAACGAATGTGATGATATTTTTTCGCATCACCGCGTCAATCGCTGGTAACTTCATGTCGATGATATTCGACATTTGTGTGACTGTCGGTGTTTTCAACTCGTAGACATAACACACCTTCATGAGTTCTTTGATTTTCTTGTCGATATGGTAATTCCCGATACAAATGATTGGGTTCATCGTTACTTCTTCTAGTTTCTGTTTTTTTGTCTTTTTAGGACGAATGAGTTTAATAAGTGACGTAATTCCGCCCTTATCACCGTTATTCATTCCGTCAAGCTCATCCATCACTACAACGATTTTTTTAACCTTACGTTGAAATATCGACATGATGTTTTTATCCGAGATATTATGTTGTGTAATCGATTCGATGATCGACTTGTTTCGAATATCTCCTGCGTCATATTTCACCATATCATAATCGAGTTCTTTCAGTAGTCGAACAACGAATTCGGTTTTGCCTGATCCGGGTTCGCCATAGATATAAATACCTCGTTTGAATGTAAGATCCGATTTGTTTTTCTGAAATGATGCTAGGAAATCTCGTATATTGTTATAGATGGTTTCGCGACCTAAAAACGTGGTATAATTATCCATATGGGTGTGATATGTGAATATATTTTTTGTATTTATATATTATAACGACCATTATTGAGAGAATGAACGCAATCCAAGAACTATTTGCTCCTCTTGACAAGGACTATTGTCTGTTGTTTTATTGGCTTACTGTCGTGAATTTTATTTTCTTGGCAGTTGCTGCGTTGGGGTTTGTTTCGTCGCTGGTGCTCTTATTTAGGGGAAAAATCACGTTAATGAGTGGTGTTTATTCATTCTTGATGATTTTGGTATATGCCCTTATGTATTTCCAGACACGTTTGTTCTACTCGATGTGCGTGACGAGTAACATGAAGGCTGGAACTTATGGTATAGGTGCTCCTTCTGACTCTTTGCCAGCGGTGGCTAAACATGCTTCTGGTGCCGCACCTGGAGCTTACCGTATGTAAATATCGTGTCACAGTATGACATAATACAAAATATTTTGTCATAGTTAGTAATGTGTGTGTGTGTGTGTGTGTGTGTTATGTTAAACATTTTAAAGAGCTAGCACGTGACTTTTGACCATCGATGACACCTTCCCATGGAATATAACCGTTGTCATCAACACCACTTAGCCCCGTCCCCTGATATTTCAGGTTCATACTATTTGAAAAATTAGTACAGTTGTCTGGAGACGGGGGTTGAACAACTGTGCTGCCTAATAATCCGTAGTTATCTACGCACTTTGTTCCGTCAAAATCCATACGATCCGGGCATTTTGCGATCTCAGGCGGCCATTTTTGACTACTCTTTGACTTCCAGAGTAGAACCGCGACTGTTCCAATCGATATTATAAATGCGATGATTGCGAGTAATAATACCATTTTTTGTATTGAAAGATTGAAAAAGTTGCTAAACAGACCGTTGCCTGATGTGCTGCTGGAAGCTCCATTACCGGAACTTCCAAATGCCGATGAACCAACATTTTTTGAACTTGAAATAAAATCCATAGTATTACAGAATAAACGAATACGCTATATATAGTAATGATATAATATCTATACATTATACAACAACGTTATTTAGCGTATATTCTTTATTCGAACATGAACCGTTTTGATTATCGCAATTTCCCTGAAGAAACATTTATCGGACAACCTAAAAATGGCCGGCTGGATATCTTAACACCCCCGATCCAAGATCAGTTTGCGCTTTATGATAAGAACCCAGTCCATCAGTGCGTGACCTATCGTGACGCGTTAAACGGAATCTGGGAAAACACTCCTCTTTCGAATGCGTTCTTTAGTAAGGAGAATATGCAGATTATTCAGAACGGTATTCGTGCCGGTGTATATCAGCGCTCCCGCGGCAAGTATGTGATCGGCGAACAGGATTGTGATACCCTCCGCATCATCATGCGGACAATTTATTTACAGAATGCCGCCAACGCTCCCACCGATATCCGCGAGCAGATTATCGAGTTGAATGAATTAGTATTCGAATATTGTGTTCCTCGTGTTCATGGCGAAGCGGAGGGTTACATTCAGTATAAGCGTGATGTCAGCAACATGTATACACCGATGGCTCGTCCGAATTTCTCAGATTACAAACATAAGACGCTAGAATTGAAACCTTGGTTTTAGCCGCATGACAGTTCGTAAATAAATGTAATATTATGTAGTATTTATCAGCAAATATTGGTATATTTGGTCTATTGACTTTTGTGTTTTTGTAAGTGATGGATATGAATAACCTTTACAACATCTTTGTATCATCGTATTGTTTGATTTGTTTATTGTTATACCTATCGTCGTTTCTTCGTCTCGATTATCTAATGTAGATTCCAATAGTTTGATCATTTCACTCGAATTTATACACTGATTATGATTCGCATCCTGAATGTTATGTATCCTAATCTTTCCACACGAAACATACTTTAAAAAATAACCAATATGCGACGGACAAATCGTATCTTTTAGTCCAAAACAAACAGTCGTTGGTATCTTTTTACATAATTCTATAAGTAGCGGAAATGATGGTGTATTCCAATACGAATAACGCGGTGTAATAGTAATGACCCTTTGCACTAATTGATGTCCTTTATTATGTGGATTTGAATAAAAATCTAACCAAAAATTACTTAGATTCGATTTATCGTTGAACATAAATTTAATAATATGAAACATACCGATACGTGATATAAGTGGAAGGTTAAATATAGTAGTGGGTAATCCTAGTTTAAAAAATATAGCCCAATAATATCCCCACACACCGAGTGTTGGAAGAATACCTTCGGGGTTACACAGAAATAGTTTTTTTATTGGAAACCGAGCCGCGACATAAATGGACAGAAATCCGCCGAGTGAATAACCAACAAGAATTGTGTTATGAAGAATATTCATTTTTTGTAGTGTTTGGCCGATAACATCTGCATAACAAATAAACAAGTCTTCATTCTTTGGATATATGTTTAAACCAATATCACCACTTACACCAAAAGATGGTAAATCGATGGCAACACATTTGACGTTGTCTGGAAGTTGGTTCATTAGGTCGAAAAATATTACTGACGAACTCGCTGTTCCATGAATCAATACAAATACATCATCAGATATAATACCAGTTGGTTCTTTTATTACGCTGTGTATCCTGATTCCCGAAATATCTAAAACTTCTTCACGAAATTTGTATTGTTTCACAATATTTGTCATGTTGGTTGATAAAGATAATAATGATGTTTTATTACACATCACCGCTGATGCTGTCCATGAAAATATCACTAGTATTATGTATAGAAATAACGGCATTAAAAAAAATAATAAAATAAACATTTACAATAATTAATTGTTTACATTATTTTATTATTTACAATACGCAATACCTTTTCGATTCTATTCGATTACACTTTTTTCACCACCATCTTCTTCTTTGTTGGTGCCGCAGCAGCGCCGCCGCCACCACCGGTCTTCGCTCCTATTGCTCCCGTCTCCATCACTGTGGCCCACTTCTTATACTCCTGTTCCAATTCGTCCAAGTCACGTATCCATAATGCTTCAATCGACGTATCGCTAAGTCCTTTGTGTTGCGCATGTTTGGCGTCACGTTCCGCGAGGAGATGCTTAACATTCTCATCTGTCACACTATCCATCGGCATCTTGAGAAGATATTTGAACTCAACGTCGCCATCGATATGCTCGTAGCCATGGTCGGTCATCTTTGCGAAAATCGCCTCCTTTGTCTGCCTTCGTAATTCCAGTTTGTCGTCGAGGATCTCTTGAATGTATCGGGCGCGGTTTGTTAGCACTCGAAGATCGTTGGCGAGTTGAGCCAGCATCGCTGCTTTGCGTTTTGCGTATAATCCGAGGCGTTCGGCGTAATAATCCTCGATGATGTCGTAGATCGTCGCGTATTTCCGGAGTTTCTCATGCGCGTCGAATAAATTCATATTCGTCGTGCTTTGTGTTGTGAATAGTGCGAGAAGCTTCTCCAATTTGTTCGTTCCAGCGTCAGCATCCACGATCGCGGCTTCAAGATCTTTCGGTGTGTGTGGATAGGATGGATGAAACGTCACAGTAATATCTACAACGGTGTCGGTGGACATGTCGGTGTATTCTTTGAGGATGGGGGTAGCCGCTGCCGCAGACTTGTCTTTCTCGGACGCCGACGCCGCGGGTGTGTCCATCAACTTCTCCAAGAATTCTTTGTAGTCATCGGTCCATGTTCCAATCGGGAGTTCGGTAATACGGACTTTACGGTCGGCGACGATTTCGTATGTGCCTTTGATGAGATATTTCGCTGCCACATTGGATGTGGCGGCACCAGAGGTAGCGGAGGCGGAAGCCGGAGCACCAGCGGTCGCTGCCACATTGGATGTGGCGGCACCGGAGCCCGCGATATTTCGAATCGTTCCTTTAAATCCCTTGAAGTAAGGCTCGATCACCGGACGGTCGGCGGCTGGTGTTGCTGCGAGCATCGACCGAATATAAGCGATGATTTGAAGCGGATTATGCGGCATGATATCAGTGCTGAACCCGGTTCCAATACCCTTACTTCCATTCACAAGGATCATCGGAATCGCTGGTGCGTAATAGACCGGTTCCACCATCTGTCCGTCATCGTTGATGTAGGACAATACCGCGTCGTCTTCTTGGCGAAAGATGAGTCGCGTCAGCTTGTTGAGTTGGGTGAAGATGTATCTTTCGCTTGCGCTGTCTCGGCCCC